AGACCGTCAGCAGATCAACGACAACGAACAGTTCGTCCCGCCCAAAATGGCCGAGGCCGTTAAGGCGATTACGAACAACGTCGACGCCGCCGTCGCCGCGCTCTATAAGGACGTTTATAACGCGTCCGGTACAGCGGCAACGACCCCGTTCGCCGATACGGCCGCGCTGAAAGCCGGTTGGACCGCCGGCGGGCGTAAATTCCTCAATACCAACCTGGCCCCATTCGACAACCGGAATATTGTTCTCGACGTCGAGGCCGAGGCCAACGCGTTGTCGTTGTCTGAATTCCAGGCCGTCGACAAACGCGGCGACGCGGGCGGTATCATCAACGGCGAGATCGGCTATAAGCTCGGCGCGGGTTGGTTCCTCGACCAGAATATCGCGTCGCATACGTCCGGCACATTGACGAACGGGTCGGGTATGTTGGCAAAGGTCAACGACGCCAGTTATACCGTCGGCGAATCGACGGTAAATATTGACGATACGTCGTTGTCGGGAACGGTCGTTATTGGCGACCTATTTACGGTCGCCGGCGACACACAGGTTTATACCGTGACGGCCAACGCAACCGCCGCCACAAACGCAATTGCGGGGATGGCGTTTACGCCGACGTCTAAGGTCGCCTGGGCCGACGACGCCGTTATTACGTTTAAGGCCAGCCACACGGCCAACCTCGCTTTTCACCGGGACGCGTTCGCATTAGTGACCGCGCCCCTCGAAAGCGGCGGCATGGGTGATATTATGAGCATCCAAGACCCTGTGACCGGCCTTATTTTACGCCTCGAACAGCGTCGGGATTACAAACAGACGACTTGGGAATTTGACATTCTCTACGGCGTCAAAACGGTTCGCCCCGAATTGGCGGCCCGCATCCTCGGATAAAAAACGGCGTTTCTTAGCCTGGCCGACCGCCCTTAATACGGCGGTCGGCCTTTTATCCGACCCAACCCAACCGAGGGGTTTTTCATTGGCACAAATTCCCACAATAACAATACAGGCCGAGGACGGCGGCGTCGCGGTTATTAATGCCGCCGATTACGACCCGGAACAACACCGACTCGCCGGCGAACCCGAACCCCAGGTCGAACCCGCCGACGAACCGATTAAACCTAAAAAACGCCGAGGCCGGCCAAGTAAGACGGCCTAATCTATGCCCGTTTACTATTGCACCGACGCCCAATTAACCGACGTATTACCGACGTTGACGAATACCGATATTGCGAGTTCGTCCGACCGTGATACGAAATTACGCGGCCCCGCGAAAGCATGGGTCGACTCGGTGTACCCGTCCGAATCGCCCTTGCCGGGCGTTTCGGCCGCGTCGGGCTATTTAATCAACCAGGCCGCGCACGAATCCGGCGACGAGGTCGTCGCTATTGACGGCGGGTCCGGGACGCCGGCGGCCGGTGATTATTTCCGCGTTGAGGGGCATAACGCCTGGTATAAGATTGTGACCGGCTCGACGACGTCGTTGACCTATACCTTTGTCGACTCATACCGACCCGGCGTCGAACGCACGACCGCCGGCGCGAGGGCGCGATTCCTCGACGATTCACCGGTCTATTTCGGGACGCCCGAACTAGTACAACAGGCGGCCGCCTGGTATGGTCGCGGTTTAGCTTTTCAGATATTGCGCGGTTCGCCCTCGGCCGACGAGGCCGTCGCGGCATTCGACCAGGCGCGAAACCTTTTACAGATCGGCGACGACGGATTAGCCCGCGCTCAGATTTTCCCATACGACCCCGACGCCTGGGACGCGGATTATTCCGACGACCCGCCGTCGGCGGGCTATGTCAATTTAGTAAGGGCGTAACGAATGGCGTTACGAATTGAAATACGAACCGACGAACTCGACCGCGACGTCGGCGACATCCGGGCGCGACTCGCTAATCCGACGCCGGTATTTAATCGGTTCGCTCAGTATATGCGCGTCAAAACGGATTCGACGTTCGACCGATTACGCCGCGGGGGAACCTATCGCGGCGTGACCTGGGACGGGTTTAGCCCGCAGTATACGCGCAAGGACGGAACGGTCATTCCCGCGCATGGCGGTATTGCCAAGGTGCGCGGCGGCGGGGTGGTCCAGGGGCGAATGCGCCCGTCGGGCCAACGCCTCAACGCGGGCGATTCCATTATGCAAGATACCGGGACGATGCGGTCGCGGGCCGCGCTCGTAATGAACCAGACGCGCCGGTCGTTGACCTTGGGACCGCAAGGCGTCCGGTATGCGGCAGCGCAACACGCGAAACGCCCGTTCCTATTCTTTACCGACGCCGACGCCGATATGTTGGCGAAATTCGCCGTCGAGCATATAGGCCGATAAATGGCGACCGCGTTCGATACGACCAACGTATTCAACCTCGCCGAAACGGCCGCCGAGAATTGCATTAACGGCGACGCCTGGTTGGGTTCAACGGCCAACGTCGCCGTCGTCCATACCAAGATTAAAACGGGCGAGGATATACACGCGCTTTATTACAAACACGAATTGCCCGCGATTGGTATTCAAGCAATGGGCGGGCCGGCCGACGGGAAAAATACCATTGGCGAGTTTTTAGAATACGTCCGACTCGGTTTCGACATCTGGGCGACCGGCCCCGATTTCGATACGGCCGATACGGCGATTAAATCCATTATGGCGCGGTTGCGCCGGCGGTTGCGGTTGCAATCGTTCGCGGCCCATGCCGATAGTACCTCGCTCGACGGGTTTTTATCCGACGGCGACCTCGACTTAGAATCATACGATTTCGAACATTTCCCAAATGAGGCCGGCGGCTGGCTAGTACATGGGGTTACGTTCGCAACCTTAACGCTCATTAGTGAGGAATAAACCACATGGCGACCTTACGCGGTTTCGACCGAAAACTCTATTTTAGCTATATCCACGAACAAGGCACTTGGGGAACCCTGGAGGCCGACGCGAACCTATTTCCGTTCCGCGTCAATTCCGACCCGTTCGCCATTTCGCCCGAACTCGTATCGGACGTCGACGAGATCGGCGGGTCCGAGGAATCGACCGCCCAAGAGGAATTGTCAACGAACGTCGCGGGGTCTTTGTCGCAAAATAAGGTCGTCGCCCCGTTCGCCGCGTCGATTCTGGCGTTTGCCCTGGGCGCGTCGACCGACTCAACTCAGGACACGAACGCGGGCCGGCATATCATAACGCCGTATACAACCGACTTTAGCGTCAAAACCTTTTCCGCGCTCGACCTCTATACGACCTCGGTATACCGCGCCTATCACAATATGGCCGTCGATTCGTTCGAACTCTCGACGTCGCGTAAAGGGTGGGCGTCGTTGTCGGCCCAGGTCGTCGGGTCCGGTAAAAACGCAACGTCGGGCGTGACCGTCGGCAACCTCGGCGCGGCTCCGACGATGGGACCGGCCCTAAAAGCCGGCGATTGTAAAATCTTTCTATCGGTTGACGCCGGAACGACCTTGCCCGGCACGTATGCCCAAGGGACCGAGGATTTGCCCGGTTCCGCGACCGACATATCGGCCAAGATTCGGAACTTTCGTTGGCGGTATTCGAACGGCCTTATTTCCGACGACGCATTCGAACCCGGTTCCGGTCTATTCCGCGCCCGCGCCGAACGCGACCGCCGTTCGCAATCCGTTAGTTTCGACGTTGAGTTCGAGGACCATACGTATCTCGGTTATTTGACCGCGCAGAATACACTAGCGATTGAGTTCGATTTCACGTCGGCGACCCTGGCCGGCGCGGGAACGGTTTACTATGGAATGAATATTCTGTTCCCCATGCTCAAATTGACGTCGGCCGTTGTATCGGGTGGCGTTGGTTCGCTCGTCGTTTCGTGCGAGGCGTTGGTTATGGACGACGGCACGAACCCGACGGTACAGGCGACGGTATTCGATAAGAATACAACCGGACTATTGCAATAATGGCCCAGGTTGAACTTAAACGCGCCGGCGACGTTGTCTTGGTCGCCGAACAGATTATACGCCGAGGCGGCCGCGTCGAGCATGGCGCGTTGACGATCTATAACGGCGACGTCGAGGTATGGTCGGGCGAGGATACGCCGGCCCAGGCCGACGAACTCGCCGCCGAATGGGAAAAGGCCGTCGGCGGGGCAAAACCCAAAAAGAAAACGTACCAAAAAAAGGCATCTAAATAATGGCAACGAAACGCGGTTTTCCAGGGTGGCGAGCAATATCCAAGGTTGAGGAATCGACCTACGACGCCGGCGCGACCATAGCGTCGACGTTTCGCAATGCGGCCGACCCGCTGAACGTGACGGTCGAACTCAGCGACGGGACCGACTTAATAGGGACCGAGGCCGAGGCCGCCGACGAACAGGACATACTCAGCAAACGCGCCGTCGGGGCCGAGGCGTTGCCGAAACTACGCCCGAATGAGGCCGCGCTATACCTGGCCTATGCGTTCGGCAACCTCAACCAATCGCCGGCCAACGAACCGGCGTCGAGCTATTACACGCATACGATAACCCCGGCCGCCGCGACCTATACCAACGGCGCACAAGACGGGACCGGGGCCGCGTTGACCTCGTTAACGGTCGAGGATACAAGTTCTTGGCCGTCGGCGGGTTCGTTCGTCAATGCCGCGACCGGAACCGCGTTCGCCTATACGGGCAAAACGGCGACGACGTTTACGGGGTGTTCCATGAACGAGAGTATAGCCGACGACGCCTTGATTACGCGCCTGCAGCCCGACAACGACTATACCTTGCCGTCGTTTTCTATCCTCGACTATATAGGGGCGGCCTATAAAAAGCAATTCGACGGGTGTATGGTTCAATCGTTCGAGATCGCCGCCGACCGCAAGGGATTTATTCGCGGGGCCGCGCAGATCGTCGGGTCCGGGACCGTTTCGAACCCGTCGACGAGCCGGCCGACCGAACTCGCCGAGGTGTATTTAAAGATCGGTGACGCCAATATCAATATTGCCGGCACGTTTAACGGGCGCACGTTTACCAGTGGGACCGATATAAACGCCAAGGTAAAAGGGTTTCGGTGGTCGGTCGAGAATGACATTCCCGACGACCTGGTATACGGCGTCGGGGGCGGCCAGGTCCGAACCAAGGCCGAACGATTACGCCGCCGGCAAAGTTTGCAAGTAATGTTCGAGTTTGAGGATATGACCGAACAGGCATACGTCACGGCCCAGACCAATTTAAATCTCGAAATCAACCTCGCCGGCGCGTCGGGTAGCTATGCCGTCAACCTGTATTTTCCGCAAATGCGGTTCGTATCGTCGCCAGTATCGGGCGGGACGGGCGTCCTTATGACAAGCCAGGACGCGGCGATTCAGCAACACGCGACCTACGGGTCGGTTATGGCGAAAGTGATAAACCAACAGGTCGACTATTTACACGCGTAAAAGAAACTAAACGAGGGTCTACTATTTCTTTACAAGTGTTATTGACGGGTTCCCGCGAGGGATTAAACGGCCGGCGTTCCCTCGTCGTCGGTTGGCCCGTTTTATTAAAACGAGGGTTTTAACATGGCTTTTATTTTAACGGACGAACTCAACGAGGTACGCATTTACGACGAAAAGGCCGGCGAAACGCAATCGCTATTCGCCCGCGACCCGTCGCCTCAAGAGCAGCTACGCTACGAAAAGGAACGCGTTGTCCAGAAAAAGGGCAAAGTGCAAAACCGCGTTCGTCAAACGCGCCTCAAGTACGGCTGCGCGGTACTAGACAAACCCCAATCGGCCGAAACGATTAACGATACCGGGTATGGTCTTATGGTCGCCGGCACGTTCGCGCCGTTGACCGTCGATACGACCGAGGAACAAATCGGCATCGACCGCGCCAAGATTCGCGCCGAATACGCGGCCGTATATGGCGGCGAATGGGCGGGCTTTATCGACGACTTGGCCCCTTGGAAACTCTTTTTACTCGCCAAGATTCCCGCGCATATTGAGCGCGTCGCGTCGGTCGTATTCGAGGGCGCGGCCGATTGGAAACAGGGCGGCCAAGACGACGACGACCAGGGCGAGGGCGACGAGGGAAACTAATACAGCACCTACGGGACCAGGCCGGGGTCATGGTCGACCCCGACGCCCGTTGGTGCGCGACCTGCACTATACTCGACGACGTCGAACCCGATGCCCACGACGCGACCTGTTCCGATTGCCGGGCGTCCGACCAGAATAAGGATGTCGTCGCGGCCGACCCGTTTTTTATGCGGATATACCGCGCGGTTCAGTATAAAAAGGCCGGCGTTCCGGTCTTAGACTTAGCCCAAACGCTCGACGATACACTGGCGATATTCGCCGTCGAAAACGAACTCGAACGATTACGACAAGAGCAACGCGCCGAGGACCGCGAACGCGAAAACGGCGGCGACCTTTTAGGAATTGAGGCAATAGAGTAATGGCCCGAACGACCGACGTAAAAGTTCGCGCAACCTGGGACGACGACGCATCCCGCGACGCCGACCGCACGTTTGAGAATATCAAGCGCGAAACCAAGGCGACCGAACGCCAGGCGAAACAGGCGACGAGCGCGTTCCAGGGGTTAGGTACGGCCATTGCCGCGTTTGCGTCGGTTGAGGTATTACGTCGGGTCGCGCTATTTACAAACGAGGTTGACCGGTTGGCGTCTAAGGCCGACGCGGTCGCCGGCGCGTTCCGTAAAATGGCGACCGACCGAGGGTCAAACCCGGCCGCGCTATTTCAGCAAATACAGACGGCGTCGAAAGGGACGTTGTCGAATATGCAAGCTATGATTGTCGCCAATACGGCCCTCTCGTCGGGAATCGAACCCCTATACAAAAACTTGGGGACGATTATTCAAAACGTCCGGTCGGTATCGACGGCGTTAGGACGCGACGCGACGGTCGATATTGAGCGCGTAATATCGGCCATTAATAAACAAGAACAAGAATTGCTCGACGAACTCGGTATCGTTGCCCGCGCCGATACGGCGTATAAAGAGTTCGCCGCGTCGGTTGGGAAATCGGCGAATGCCTTATCCGATCTCGAAAAACGAACCGCGTTTGCCAATACCGTTATTGAGCAATTACGACAAAAGGCCGAACAGGTCGGGTCGCCAATCGACCAGGCCGCCGACTCAACGGCCCGACTCGCCGCCGCCTGGGATAACTTTAAAGTTTCACTTGGCGAAAATGTCGCATTAGATGGGGCCGTCGTCCGACTGACCGCTTTAGTCAATATCGCCAACAGCTTAACGGCCGGCGGCGGCAATAAGGCCGGGTATGATACGGACCCCGGCGCATTTGGCACTAGTGGCGGGTCTAAGGGACCGCGCACCTTGGACGGGTTGCCGTCAATGGAGGCGACCGGGGCCGGTAGCGCGTTCGGCCCTCATAGGAATTATGCAATTACCGGCGACCCATTAAACCAGGGGTATACGGCTATGCGGCGACGCCAGGCCGCCGACAACGCCGGGCTAATGGGTCGACTCGGCGGCGGTCCGTCGTTGGGTTCGTTTGGCGGGTTCGGCGGTTCGGCCGGCACGTTGCCGCGAGGGATTCAAGGCCAACGTGACCAGGCCGCGCAAGTACTCGCCGCCGAACAAGCGCGGATCGACGAACAGGGGCAACGCGCCGCACAACAACGCGCCGAGGCGAACCGGGCATCGGCGCGCGCCGAGCGAAAGCTATTCGTCGACCGAATGAAAACGGCCAGGGTAACGGCTCAATTAGGCGACGTTGTTGGTCGTTTAAATCCAAAGATAGGCGGGGCATTAAAAGCATTCGCGGCCATGCAAGCGCAACTAGCAACCGGCGACGTATTCGGCGCGGCCATTACGGGGATTACCGGCGTAATCGACGCATTATCGGGGTCGAGTGAATCACACGCCGAATATATCGACCTATTAAACCGCGAGGCGGCCGCGCGACGTAAAGGGCGTTCGGCCGGCCAGGATTTCGTCGACCAGGCATTCGGCAATACGGATGAGTTCAAGGAATACTCGAAACGAATACGCGACGTATTCGCCGGCGTGTTGGACGTCGCAACGTCCGAGGCGGGCGGCAACGGCGTTATCGGTGCGCGAAATCTTTTTACGGAACTATCGACACAAAATTACGGGTCGGGGCTCTTAAATGACGCGGTTGAAAGTATATACGGCGACGATATGGGTATGGCCCAATTTCTCGGCGATTTTCGGGCGCGATTTGGGGCCGACGCCGACCTGGTCGACGTTGCGGCCGACCTATTATCCGACGGCCTATCCGACGCGGGCGAGGCCGCCGGCAAACTGGCCGCCGAACTCGACCCACTAAACCGCGCTATTGCCATAGAGTTTGACGGGCGCGAAATGGCGTTACGTCGATCGGCGCAAGGCGCATTCGCCGCCGCCGGGGCTGACCCGGCCGAACAGGCTAAAGTATTCGCCAGTTTGAAAAACTCAATCGCCGACCTTTCCCGGACCGAATCGGCCCGTATACGCCGCGCCAATGACGCGAACTTAATTAGCGGCGGGGGTGGGGGTGGAACCGGCGCGGCGGGTAAAGTGGTTGTTGGCGGGGGAACGTCGGGCGTATCGGACCCGTATTCACTGGTTATTGATACGGGCAATATGCCGCCGCCGACGGTCGATTTGTCGGGCGACGGGCTGCAAATCTGGAAACATGAAATTGACGAATGGACCGACATTTTATACGGCGAGGTAATCGACGGGCGTAAACCCCTCGAAATAAACCTCGACACGGACCGGTTTAAAATCTGGAAAAAGAATATCGACGAATGGTCCGACCTATTATACGGCGAGGTATTCGACGGCCGTAAACCCCTCGAAATAAACCTCGACGGCGACCGGCTCAAGGTTTGGAAAAAGAATATCGACGAATGGACCGACCTATTATACGGCGAGGTATTCGACGGAACTAAGGCGTTGAGTATCAACCTAAACGCCGACGGCGCGGTCGATATTAGTCGTAAAATGCTCGACGATTGGTCCGACCTCTTTACCGGCCCGTTTATTTCGGGCGAACCGCCGGCCCCGTTGCGGTATGATTTTAACCAGGACGGTTTCGTCGATATAAAACGGTATGAGTTAAACCGATTCGACCAGGTGTTTAGCGGGTCTATGGTCACGCCCAACCAATCGGCGGCGATTCCGGTATCAGACGCGTTTTCGTTAACGTTAGACGGCGCGACGCCGACCAGTATCGACTTTCAGTACTTAGCCGATTGGGGATTCTTTAACGTATCGCCGGCCAAGGTGAAAATCTCGGATATTATCGACCTCGACGCGTCGGGTTTTCTCGACCTCATACAAGACGCCGTCAACCGCTTGGGCCGCGACCGACGTATCGGCACATCGGGCGGCGGCGGCGGGTTGACAGTTTCTAATCCATTCGGCGCGGGGTATGCGGGCTAAACTATGGCAAACATTACACTAGATACAGGCGCGACGAGCATTACGATTGCCGGCCCAAAATACCCGGACGAACCCGGCGAATCGGCCCCGGTCGTCGTTGGGCGCACGATGGGCGGCGGCGTTAAGGTTGCCAATTTGGGACGGATTTCGAATCGCCTAAACTCCATTTTCGGGAAATGTCGAACGCCGATTACGAATCGTTACGGAATTTTATACAAGATACCTGTTCTTGGTCGGTGACGTCGTTCACCTATACCGACCCGTATTCGGGTTCCCATACCAATATGCACTATATAGGCGGGTTGCCGGAATTTCGCCGTATACGCGGCAAATGGAACGGCACGATTGAACTCGCCAAGGATATGTCGGCCTAATGCCTAAAAGTATCGCCGGGACGACGGCGGCCACGCAAAAGGATTTGACCGGGTATAAGATTGTATACCTGGTCGAGATCGACGCCGACGAGCCGGACCAATCCACGACGACGCAATATTACGGGTCGCGCAAGTATACGCTCGGCGCGAACACCTACGGCGACGATATGGCAATCGACGGGTTGGCGTTGTCCTGGTCGCGGTTGCGCGTCGGGGGTGGACTCGCCGAGGTATCGGGCGTTCAGCTATCAATCAGGAACGAGGAAAAGGAATCGAATTTAGTCGATACCTATTTCCTCGAAAACGACGAACTCCGCGTATACGTTATTTTCGTGACGGGGTCGGAAACGGCGTCGGATAAAATCGAACTGGCGCGGGCGGTCATTGAGAATTACCCATTCGACCCGCGCCAGTGGAACATCGACGCGATTGACGGGTCCGACAAAGATTTCCGCGAGATACCGGCCAAGATTATTGACCTGGTCGACTTTCCCGACGCCAGTTTAGACGCGCTCGGAAAAGTAATCCCGGTCGCGTTTGGAACGCTCAACGTCGGCCCCTATGATAACGCGGGCGCACCGGCGAACCTGGCCCCTTGCCGCCTGGTCGACATATTCCAACGCAAATATACAAGTGGGTTGCAAAACGACGTATACGGTCAACCGTATCAGTACTACCCACAAGCGCGACGGTTCGCCGAGATCGTCAATTACACGCAAACGGGCGGGTATTTTACGGTCGACGACGCGGCCCGAACGATTCGCCTCGCCCCGGTATTGCCCGACGGGACGAACGACGTTAGCGGGTGGAAAGCGGCCGCCGACGGCGATACGTCGGCCGGCGTCGACATCGTCAATACGGACAACCTCGACGTACTCATAGGCGGGACGCCTAAACTTGGGACGATAACGTCGGCCACGGTAGAGATACAGGCGTCCGGGGGCTATACCTATACGATCAAACTCGCCGGCTCAACCAAACACGGACCGACCGCCGTAACGGGCAACCAATCTATTACGTTGAGCGGGGCGACGACCGACCACGCCGACGATTGGGATTTTGAAAACTATTCGATTGAGATTGACGGGACCGGCAACGCGACGATTAATGAAATATACCTCGAACTGGATTACGACGACCAACAGACGAGCGACCGGCAAAGTTTGGTCGTATTTCAAAAGGTAACGGGGTTCGAGGATTTAGTCGGGTACTATAACGACGGTTCGGTCGTCAATTCGTCCGGTGCTGCACTGACCAACCCCGCGCATATCTTAGAGGCGATTTTCCGGGGCAAGATATTTTTAAACCAAGCGGCGGCCGGCGTCAATCTGACCGCGTTCGACGCGGCGGCGACGGCCCGCACGACCTGGGCGTTCGCGTTCGCGCTCGACTCGCCGGTTTCTATTGATTGGCTAAACGAATACGCGTTCCAATCGGGAATGCACCTATATAAGAATTACGCCGGC